GGGATAAATGGAATCGTGGAAACGCTTATTCTACAAATCCCACGGGGTCTGATTATCTGCCCTATACCATCTTGACGGCATGCGCACGGCAGACTCAGTGGCTTAAAGATAAGATGGTTGAACCCAATGTCGAAGTACAAAAATTAGAACAAATGGGCTATGAAATACCTGAATTAATGGCTAATACCGAAGCAACTTTTTTAAACTTTGATCAACAAAAAGAAAAATTCAAAGGATGTACTTATGTGATCGATGAACATAAGATTTTAATTCCGGGAGGGCATCTCTTAACTGAGGCGCAATTTAAAACCGTCTATTCAGGATATAGTTTTCCTTTAGACCTTAAGAACGAAAAGGTCTCAAGGAATGCCTGGGAAGCCTTCACACAATCCCAGGCACTTAGCAAGAAAGAGAAATGCTTGGCGGAATCTACCTGCTTTAGACCGAGTTTGCAACCAGGAGTTATTGTCCCGGAAGAAGGAATACGCCTAGTAAACCTATGGTTTCCACCTAGTATTAAACGCCAAGCCGGGAATGCAGAGCCTTTCGTAAATCATCTTGTAAAATTATTCCCTGATGATACCGACCGTGTGATTATTACATCCTACGCCGCCGCATTAGTACAACACCCCGGTGTTAAATTTTCATGGGCTCCCTTTATCCAGGGAATGCCGGGTAATGGAAAATCCTTATTATTGGTATTTTTAACTTACGCCATTGGACGTCGGTATTCACACTGCCCCAATATTCAAAATCTTGATGAAAAATTTAACGACTGGATTTATCGTAAAATATTTATCGGGATTAATGATGCTCAAACTTCTTATTTCTCAGATGAATTTATTGAGACCCTAAAAACGTGGATTACCGAAAGTCGTTTAGAAATTCGTTCCATGGGTCAAAATAAGATTATGCGAGATATTTGTTGTAACTTTGTAATCACCAGTAACTTTAAGGATGGTATTCGCAAAGATGAAACAGAACGTCGTTTCGCACCGTTCTTCTGTCCACAACAGAACAAAGGTGATCTACAACGCCATGGTCTTACGGGTAATTATTTCCACAAGCTTTGGCGCTGGTTTGAAGAAGGCGGCTATCAAATTGTTAATGAATATTTATATTCTTATAAAATCCCGCCGGAATTCAACCCCGCTAATCGAGAGCCTGCGCCTATTACTTCTTGTACTTCTCAATCGATTAATTACAGTTTAGGTACAGTCGAACAAGAAGTTCTAGAATGTATTGAAGATGGTACCCCAGGCTTTCGCGGCGGGTGGATTTCATCCATACAGTTACAGCGCTTATTTGAACGTATACGTGCAGAGCGTAAGATCCCCAGGAACCGACGTAAGGAATTTTTATTGAAGCTAGATTATGTGATGCATCCACACTTAACGGGCGGTCGTACTAATAGCCGTGTCATGCCAGATGCCGGTAAACCTAGATTATTTTTAAAGAAGGATCACGATGCGTTAAACATCAGTGATCCCGTTCAGATTGAAAAAGCTTATATGGAGGCACAGGAAGATTGATGACGCGCGTTTACGAGGTAGGCATCGCTCTTAGCGATAAACCGCGGTAAAAGGCGGTTACGGTCGATTACGCAGTACTGGAATAGGTTATTTCCATAGTTTACCCAACGACCTTCTTTGTTCTTTTGAGACATGATGGTCTCTCGGTTCATTAGGTTTAGGGCGTTAATGACCGCTTCGTGTTTTGAACGACCGTGGATATTGATAATCTTAGTAGATCCATTAACTAGCACGTCAACAAAATAGGTTTCCATTGTATTTTCTCCATGTGAAGGTTAGTAACAAGGACATTGTTAAATATTTTTTAAAAGATTGCAATATTTATATTGAACTTTTATTCAATAGCGATTAAAGTATTGTTTCATAACTACGAAGGAGTGTGATTATGCAACCAGTAACTAAAGAAGACATTAATGCCATCGTGGCACAAGGATTCAATAGAAGACAAGCAAAACAGCTTGCTTGGGTGAGATTTTTTGAAAGCCTGCCGTATCTTCGGTGCGATAAGACTTTCAGGATCACTTGTAAAAGTTGTCATGTAGAAAGAGTATTTTGTTCGCCAACTTTAGTAAGACAGTTTATTGAAGAACATAAAAACCATATAACATTTTCATATCGGAGATAATTGAAATGGCCGAAGAACAACCAGAAAAATATAGATATATCGCTAATAAATTGGAACTTTTAAATTCTTTAATTGCTGAATTAGAATGGATTGATGTATCCGATTTATTACCTACTCACGTATTAGGTGATTATGATATTAATGAAATTCAACCAGTATTGATTTTGTATCATTTAAAAAGCGATTTACTATCCCATGAAGATAGGGCGAGCGAACAGCTATGGCCGGGGTTAGCGCGGTATCATGAAAAATTAAAAAAATGGTATATAGAAACAATTCTGGATGAGGATTGGGAAAGTAATGATATTGAATGTAATTCAAACGTTATTGTTAGATATTGGATGCGTGTCCCAGAACCTCCAAAAAATAAATTATTTGCTAACCCTTGTTGCGTTTGTAATCATACGGCTTCGATATATGATAAAACTGAGCGCGATATTGCCGAGGGAAAAATTAAAATAATAGTTGTATGTGATAATGAAGAGTGTAATAGCCTTAAAGAAAATATTTTTTATCAAAGTAGGGAAGACGCTATTAATGGCTGGAATAAATTTAATCATCTTAAAAAATAAATTTAATTAACAAGGAGACATTGAAATGGAAAATTCAGAACGAGAATTAACTAAACGACAGCTTAAAACTGCCATCGCCTCATTGGTTCATTTGAACAAAGAAATGTGGGGTAGTGATCATTCTATGTCGATCGAACAAAAAATTAAAGGTCGTGAACTTATTGCTGAAACACAACATCAAATTGATTTAATTATTGAAATTTTGTAGGAGCAGCTGATGAACCAAGCACTAAAGATACTTAGTTCTATTAAAAACGGTAGTTTTACTATGGCTACGCATCGTGGAGTCCCAGAGGCAATCGAGGAAGCGGAAGAAATACTTAAACACTATCACAAATTACTGGAGAACATTAGGCAGCTATCAGATGAGTATAACGAAATAAAACAAAAAATTTTAATATGCGGTAGATACGGCTGTCCTGCGTTTCAAGACGTAGCATTCGGGGATAAATAGAAATGCGCCATAGTCTATTCATAATATTCTATATTTTTAACTCAACAGGAGTTGGATTTTGTGGAGCTAAGTTAATCGAATATGGGTGGAAGTGGGATAGTCTTTGGCGTTTAGTTCTAGGAATCATTTTTATTATCTGGAGTATTTATAGTGTTATTATTCTTTAAAAAATTAATTTGTTGGTTATTGGGGCATAAAAGACCCTACGATGTACTTAATTTTATTAAAGATAATAATAAATATTTTATATTTGTATGTACTCGTTGTAAAAGGTGCCCGGATTGTAGGGAGTGTTACCTAGCCCCCTATTTAAAAGGAACAAAACAATGAATAAACTATCATTTACAGAAGCAGACATTAAAGCTACATTCCCTAATGTAATTAATATTGATATACACTCAGCCACTTTTATGCGATTGGATTTTTTAACCAAAAAATTAATCGAAGTTTGTAATGTACTAGATAAGCTATCCGCTAAGATCGAGGATATGCAAATAGAGATTGAAGAACTACAGGAGGAAATTTTATGAAAAAATCACTTGAATGTTTAAAAGAAATGTCGTTGGATTCTAATAAATCGGGGAAAATAGCAAAATTGTTACTTGATTTACGACAATATTTTAATTGCCCGCATTGTAATGATATATGCAAGCAAGGTATTCACGGAAATATTACTTTGAAAGAAATAGAAAATCAACTTTATCGGGTGTTAGCTTTATGCAAATAGAAATCGAAGAATTACAGGAGAAAATAAATGAGTAACCTAACCCATTTAATCGGAGAAACTATCTTAGAAGTTATTATTTCGGATGATAAAGATGAAATTACTTTTATTACCGATGGGGGACGACGAAGATATTTAGCTTATGGTGATTGTTGTTCCCGAAGTTGGATTGAGACTACTGGCCCTATAGAAGATATTATTGGACAAAAAATTATTTCTACTGAAGAACATGGTATGAATGAGCTTGATGTTGAGTATGGAAACGTCGTTCGAGTTTATCAAGATACTTTAAAAACTGAAAAAATATCTTGGAATATCGAATACCGCAATGAATCTAATGGTTTTTACGGCGGTTCACTGGAACTTTATGAGGGGGAAAATATATGAAATGCCAGTTTAATTTAAATCGTAAGGATCAGTGCGATTATAATACAAAAGGTACTGATATATTTTGTGACATTCACATGGATTTAAAATGCCAAACCCGGGTCAATGGCCACTATTGTAATAAACCCGCCGTGTTCGATTGTAATATCCGCGTCGCTTTAACAACGTGTGGTTATGATTATTGTGCCGATTGTGGTCATTGTGACACTCATTTGCCGGGGAATAAATAATGATTAATTACGAAGAATGGATTCAAGAAGTTGTAAAATCAATAACAACTATTGAAAATGAAAATTATCCTTTTGGTACTTGTAGAATTTGCGGTCAAACTATGCTGAATATGGGGGAACATTCTTCAGATTGTGCATTTATTATTTTAAAAAGAAAGATTACTGAGTTTGAAATAGCACACAGAGAAATTTTAAACAATTCATTAAGACCTTGTAGATATTGTGAGGATGGTGGAAAACCAACTATACTTGATAGTCCTGCCCCTAATGCTTTATTTAAAATAATTTGTAATGAATGTTATGTATCAACTGACATTCATATCTATCGAGAAGATGTTATAAAATACTGGAATCATCTAATGCGTTAAAATTAAAAAAAACCCGTTGGCTTTCACCCCCGGGTTCTTCTATCTTGTTTTCATAAAAGAGGAGAGTCTTTATGAACCCAATATTGTATATTGCTTAACCTACTTGTTCAACAGACTTCATATACCATTTATCTTCATAGTAGCTCATTCGGCATTCTTCCTGGACTTGGATATCTACTCCAAAATTGTTTTTAGCGGTCATGGTGGCATTTACCACATAAGTAACATTATTGACCTTAGTCACTCGTTCACTGTCTAGATCGATCTTAGGCTCATTATAATGGCGGTATATGAAGATCTCACAAGCTCCTTTCGCCGCATCGTTTATATTTGGAGCCGTCTTATCAGGAGAACTACACCACATAGCAACCACAAAGCTTAAAATAATAAGCATAATGGCCCCACAAACCCCATAACCGAACATTCTTAACGCAGGATGCATCATTTTACTTTCGCTCCTAAAGGCAATACAAATTTACAGTTAATAAAATCCGTACAATTACGCTCATGTCCATAACTCCAATTCTTACCCTCAACACTCGGAAATTCGCCAGGGTAAGTATAAAAAACCAAAGCGTTGGTTTGATATTCATAATCACAGATTGCCCAACCTACGCCATGTACGAAGGTTGATACAGTTAATCGATAGGGTTGGTTAGCTAAGATCGCGCCACGGTTACCTACAAAGTGGGGATCAAAACGAGGTAAATCCGCACTGGGTTCACAACTGGAAAACTGATCCGTCGTACACGCCGCAGAAGGCGGGCAGTTCCAGAGGTTGTCTGAAATTGCAAGTGTGGTTATTAGTGAAAGCGAAATACCTATAATACTTTTGATCATAAAATTACCTCTTGGACTAGATTTCAAATTCGATTTTAAATTTAGTCCGACGTCTTATTTTCTTCCTTCCGGACTAGATCATTAAGATACCACTGCGCCTTTTTCAAATCCTCTAGGCCGTTCTTATCTTTGTAACGCCAGACATATTTGATTATATTACCGGCATTGAAACCTAACGTCCGCACAATATCGATACACTCTACTATGCGCCCACAGGTGCATTTAGCTTCACCGGACGTATAGTGCTGTGGATGATTAATCTTATCGCTCATTTCTTGCCCCCTACCACTCTATACCCAGCTTTACGTAAAGATTTCCACGTGCGATTGTCCTGTAGCACTTTAAGTTTTCGAATTGCACCTTTGCGGAATCGATGAACACATTTTTCAACGGGCTTTTTTGATTTTAGGTCAACGATAGCGAACATTATTTAATCTCCTTCATTGCATAAGTTCTACGGCCACATTCATGGCTTTTGCCATTTCTTTAAGCGGTTGTAAGTTTTGGGGATATACATATACTTGAAACAATCGCATCCCCTTCCTATTATTTTTTCTATAATTACGGCGGTAAATAGTAATACAGGCGCAGCAATTGCCCGTGCTCGTGTAGCGAAATGAATCGTGGCCCTGGCGGCAAGGAATTCCCGTATAGAATCTTTTATCGCCGTCATTCTCAGATTGCTTGCGTGTCTTTTGTCGCATTGTTATACTACTTGGCTCTATTCATAGTAAACAAATCATATACCCTACATAGTCATCTGTCAAATTTAATTCAAAAAAATCCCCCGGGTGTCCCCGTGATTCCCCGCACAAATTTTCTCGTAGGGGGAAATCTATAACCTATTGATTTATAAAGATTTTTAAGGCTTTCCCCGACTCAAATTCCCCGATACCCCGTCACTCTACCCACACATATAAAAAGGTAGAGTAGGGTATATGTTTTATATCCACAATCATATACCCTACTCTACCTTTTCTATAGTACAGCTTAACCTATGGGGTATTGGGGTATTTATATATTATATATTTATATAAATATTATATTAATTAATAAGATAGATAGAGAAAAGGGTGACTCCCCGTACTAATTCCCCGAAGTCACCCCGAACTCGATTAACCCTGGGTATGGGGAAAACATATACCGGCATATGCACAAAACCAATTTCTGCAGCGTGATTATACTGGGTATATGTTTTTAGGATGAAATAACCGCAGAGCTGTGGTATTTTTGTAATTTAGCCGTAACAGAAGAAAATCAGAACATTATGAGATTTAAAAAAGGAAAATCAGGGAATCCGAAAGGGAGGCCAAAAGGTATACAAGATAAACGTCAAAAAATATTACAGGATTTGATTGACGGTAGTGCTCCGATTGTAAAGAAACTTTTGGAACTCGCAGAGGCTGGGGATACCACCGCTATTAAAATTTGGGTGGAACGAATTGTGCCCCGTATGAATCGTGAAGCCGTCGGTTTTGACTGCCCGCCGAAGCTTACGGTGGCAACAGTACAAAAATTGCACGATGAAATTGTAAAAACTGCGATCACTGGGAAGATGAGTGCCGAAGAAGCAGAACGATTAATCAAATTGACGCGGGATCAAGTGGGCACCGAACGTCCCAATGACACGCATGTTTTACCGAAAGATATCGATGCCGTAGAAGCGTCAAAGATCTATCAAAAGATTATGGGTTCATAATCTCTGAAAAATTATAAGACAAACTTCTCAAAACCGATTAATATTGATCCAACTGCTAAAATTTGATAGGTGAATAAAATGGCTGAAGTCCTTAATGTAATCAATAGTCAAGGTGTAATGGTTCAATTGCCGCTAGCTAATCTTACCCAAGTATTCGGGTATGACGGAAGTAATAATCTTGTGACGATTACGGTTGAGTATCAAAATGAAACCTATATACAAACTTTGACTTGGACCGACGGTAATATGACGAACATTACGCCATTCGAGGTGCAGTAATGATTATAGCAAGTGATTTTCTAAAATGGCTTGAGATATTCAAAGTAACACCCGGCGGTGGCGGCAATGTCCCCGGCAGTGGAATTATACCCACTCAGAACTTAAAGATGTGGTTAGACGCTGCGAACCCATTGAATACGGGGGTGGTACCAAATGACGGTACGGTTTTACCCATTTTTTATGATAAATCGGGGAATACGAATAATGCTGTTTTTGGGGGAGAGCCTCATGCTAATTTCTTTCGTAATCAGCTTAACGGACTTCCTTGTGTCAGTTTAGATGGTCGTAATCCCCCTAATCAAAGTTATACTATTCCGCCCAATTTGTTAACTCAAGCCAATGGTATGACTTTATATGCGGTTTATTCCACAGAATCTAGTGTCGTAGATGATGCGGCCCTATTGTCGATTGGTGTGAATAGTTCGACTTATTTAGAAATTACGCCTAATGCCTCTGGAGGCCAGGGGCGTAAATTATCTTTCGCCAATGCGGCGACGGCAGCTAGCGCTAGTTTTTATAATAGTATGCCGGCATCGTTAACTACTCCAACTTGTGATACCTATATTTTTGGATCACCCGAAACGCAATGGTCAATGAATGTAAATGGTGCACCTCAAGCGATTACTTCAGCGATAGGGGGTGATTTATCGCAACCTTCAGCTATGGGATTAACGCCTAATAATTATTTAGGACAATCTAACACCGGTGCAAATTTATTGAGTTGTAATATTTTTGAAATCATATTGTATTCTTCTATGCATACACCTGCACAAGCGGTTCAAGTTCAAAAATATTTATTAACCAAATGGGGCTTTATGGTTGGTGGTTCATTATTATTAACGGGAAATTCAGGATTATCTAGTTTTCTCTTAACCGGTGGTGGAAGTTTTCTTTTAACGGGTCAATCTTAAGGATAAGTAATGTCACGAGATATAGGGCAAATATTCATCGATAACCCCATAACGAATCCATCGCCTACTGCGTTGATGTATATAAATGAAGGTGCTCATGATTCATCCCCCGATAATGGCGCGATTGAATACTCGGTTTTACAGCAATTAATAAATCCTTATTTAGATCAAATTAATTGGCTTGGTGGTTTTACCGGTAATTTTACGCTTGTTGCTGATACCGATCTTACTTTCCCTAGTGCGGGTATTTTAGCTACAATCGAAAATTTAAGCGCATATTTGCCATTGAGCGGCGGTACTTTAAGTGGGGTATTGAATGCGAACGCCCAAGTAAATATAAATTCTGCGTTAGTATTTCAGAGTGATAATCCGGCGACAATTACACCAAAATGTTCTTTTGTGAATAATAGTAGCGGTGTCGTTTGGGTAATGGGCGATGAGATTACTAGCGATTCTTTTAGAATTGGTAGAACAACCGCATTAACTTCGCTAATTGGCTTTTCTATCGATCCAGTTAGTCTTGCCATTGATATCGGTATTTGGAATGGTTCTATAATATCGCCAGCATATGGTGGAACTGGGGTTGATAACGGAGCATTCACATTAACCTTAGGTGGTAGTGCGGCATTTATTGGTGCTTTTACAAGCGCTTTTACGTTTACGGCCAATACGGCGGTTACATTTCCTATCGCCGGGACATTGGCTACTACGGCTAATTTAGCTTCATATTTGCCTTTGGCGGGGGGCGCGGTCGTTGGGAGTATAACCAATACAAATAACTATTTATTTCAGCCGACCGCAGTTGTAAGCACCATGTCTCAAACCGGGATCTTAGCCACCATTGCGGGTGTATCCAGTTCATTGGCGAGCGCATATGTAGTGCCAGCGACTGGATCTCCATTTACAATCGTTTCATATCAAGGAACAACCACAGTCCCAACGAATGTTTCCCAAACGATTGCTCCTGGTACCGCATGTACGCTTTATTATTTTCCAAATAGTGTAAATTTTGCTTCCGCTCTGGATTCGGGAAATTCAGGTTTTGGTAGTTTTATATCATTATTTACAAATATTAGATATTTAGCATTAGGAACTGCCACGGGTACCTATTTGAATTTACCTAATGCTGGCGCAAGAACATTATCTATAACATCGAGTTTGGCGACAGCGCCTAATAATTCAAGCAATCAAACTGCATCCCAATCGACAACGACAGTTACGGGGGTGGGTACAAGCTGGGATAGTACATACATAGGCCATATGATTCGATTTTCTACCGGTAGTACTGCTTTTATTACTGCGGTCGGAAGTACAACTTCAATGACTGTTACACCTTCGCAAACAGTTGCAGCTACTGCTTTTGATATCCCTGGGAAAACTACTAGTTTTGAAGCAACTAGCATGGATGCGTTAGGTAATTTTGGGACGAATAGTGCGTATGTTCGTAGCTTGGCAAGTTTTTATGGCGGTGAAGTCCATGCGGTTACTTCAGTTACGGCAGCTACATATACTACATTAACTACCGATTTTGTATTGGCATGTAATCGCGCGGGGACTATAGCTATTACGTTAATTTCTTCTCCAGTTACAGGTAGAACCTATAGGATTAAAGATATTAGCGGTGCGGCGAATACTAATAATATTACAATCACACCGGCATCTGGGACTATCGATGGAGCAGCTAATTATGTAATTAACACAAATTATGGTTCTATCGATATGGTTTATAACGGTTCTGAATGGAGTGTTTTATAATGTCTTACAAAGTACCCCGTAGTTCTTCAATTTTGTGTAACGCGCGTTATTCACACGCGGCCTCGACTGGCTCTTTATCTGCGGTCACTTTTAATCAAGTTGATATTGGGGCCCAATATTTTCAAGGATCCGCCCCTTATACTGGAATTATTTTGCCCGCCGCAGGGATTTATGAATTTAGATTGTCGGGATGGCGGTGCGGCGTGGGTGATGGAACAGTTAAGGTTACTAATACTCGAAGCGGTACGCCCGTTTATAATCAAGCATGGGTAACAACTAATACAGATTGTACTGATTTTCACGATCATTTTTTAATACCCAATTGTTTAGCCAACGATGTGATTACTATGCAAATGGATGAAAATAATAGCGGGACTCCAGTTACTAGTATTACGGATGCTACAGTACAATCACAAGGTAATTTGATTGTTATTTATTGGGCTCAATATGGCGTGTAGACGATGTGAAGAACGACGAGATAAAATAAAGAGTTTCATTAATAAGATATTTAAAAGGAGTAATAAAATGGCTAGTACAATCATATATAAATCTAATTTAATAGACGCCACAGTAGTAGGGTCTGCATTTTTGTTTAAAAATTTTCCGCTCGTTTTTGGCCCTATAAAAATATTAGTTTATTGTAAAACAGCGTCACAAATAACTATTCCCCCAACTATTAGCGTAGGAACCAATGCTCAAGATTACGATAATATTATACCCGCAACCGTACTAACCGGGCTGGTAGAAACGGATCAAACTTTTGAAATTGAAGTTCCGCAGTTAAGTCATATCGTTGCGGCAAATACGGATATTTTTATTAACGTAGCGATTGGGTCAACCGGGGCATCGCAGACAATTTCTATTAATCTAGAAGGTGAGGCAGTTTAGTTTTATGAGTTGTGAATTTTTTAAAAGACTAAAGGTGCCTGCGATTAGATTTACCGCAGTTAGTATGTCAGTAATACCTATAATTCTAGCGGCGAATTATTTAAATCGGGGAGAGAATAATTCAGGGTATTTATGTATTGAATGGGCATTCTTAGGAATAGGGATGTTTATAGCGGGGTATGCGTTAGGACTAGAAGTACCTTGTGGTTTAGTACACACCCCCGAAAATATAGAATTACAACAAATTGAGGGGGAACCTAATCCTGTTCCCGATCCAGAAATAAATTACTTAAATTATGGAGCTTAAAAATGAATCGGTTAGTTATTGATGAAACCACAGATAAAATACTCGGTTATTTAATGGACGCGGCATTAAAGCAGGAAGGTATGAAAGTGCTTTCACACGTTAATTTTATTTTGAACAAAATTAAAATGGATAGCTTACAAGCACCAGAAATGGCTATTCCTACGGGTGAATTACCCGGTAACCCCCAAGAAGGAGCAGAATAATGTCACGAGATATAGGCCAAGTTTTTATTGATAATCCGATTTCTATCGTTTTAGATACCATGCTGGTTTATCTAAACGCAACTCCACATACGGCTACAGGTAATAATGGCGCTGCTTTAGCCTCGGTTTTAAAAGCGTATGCGAAGGGAGCTGTGACTAATGCAGGAAACCCCAATACTGTTATCGCAGGCGCATTAGCGGATATGGTTTGGGATACTACTAACGGAATTTTATGGATTTGTACGACTGCGGGTATTGCTGCTGCAGCCGTATGGACGCAAGCAACATTTTCATTATTAAGTGGGGTTGCAGTAGCTCCCGGATCATTACGGTCCTTTCGTCCGTTAGGCCCTAATACTTACACCGGAACTACATATACATTTGCGCTTACCGATGCAAACACCTTTATCGGAGCAAGTAATGCGGCAGCGCAAACTTTTACTGTACCCTTAAATGCGACAGCGGCATTCCCCGTGGGAACTGAGATTGAATTGGCGCAGTTGGGCGCGGGTAAATTAACAATTGCAGCGACAGGCGGTGTGACTATTAACCCTGCGGCTACCTTATCGGCGGCAAATCAATACGCGGTGATGCGATTGAAAAAAATAGCTACGGATACTTGGATTTTGTCAGGAAGCATCGGGGCATAAAATGCCATTGCCATTTGCTTTTGATTTTAGGAACCCCGACTACTATAAAATATTCGAATGGCGATTAGAACGAATGGATCGCCTTCGAAAAAATCCTCAAGATTTAGCGCCTTTAAAAAAATTCTATCGCGATAATATTGCTCAATTTATTATTGACTGGGGAACGACTGTGGATCCCCGCAATGTTGATTTGAATTTACCTGCGGTTATGCCGTTTTTATTATTCCCCAAGCAAGAAGAAATTGTTAACTGGGTTATTGATAATTGGAAAAATCGACGTTGGATGCTGATTGATAAATCTCGTGAAATGGGATTAACGTGGCTATTGGTCGCGGTGATTTCTTCAATTTGTATTCTTTACGATGATGTCACCTGCGGCTTTGGATCTCATAAAGAAAGCTATGTTGATCAATTGGGTAATCCGGGTTGTATCTTCGAAAAGGCGCGCCACTATATTCAATTCACCCCCCGTGAATTTCGCGGCGCATGGGATCTTAAAAAGGATGCTCCCCACCGAAAAATATTTATCCCGCATACAAAATCAGTAATTATAGGTGAATCTGGTCCGAATATGGGCAGAGGTAACCGGTATACTATTTTTGTCGGAGATGAAGCCGCATGGTATGAGAAAGCGGAAAGTATTGATGCGGCGCTATCACAAGCTACGCGATGTTTGATCTATGTATCCACGCCTCATGGGCCTAATAATACTTTCGCACGAAAGCGTTTCTCTGGTGCAATTCCGGTTATGAGCATGCACTGGCGCGATGATCCGAGAAAAGATGACGCGTGGTATCAAGAAGAATGTAAACGCATTGATGACCCTGTGATTATCGCCCAAGAATTGGATTTAAATTATACCGCTTCAATTGAAGGGGTTTTAATTCCGGCGTCTTGGGTACAAGCGGCTATTGATGCCCACGTTAAACTCGGTATAGCCCCCAGTGGCTTACGTAAAGTTGGTTTTGACGTAGCGGATGAGGGTCGGGATGCAAATGCCATTATCGGTCGCTACGGTATTCTTGTGGAACATGTGGAGGCTTGGTCGGGTAAAGATAGTGATATTCTTCGATCAACGGAAAGAGTGGCGAGTATTTGCGATGTCTATAATTACCCCCTAGTCATTTTTGATTCGGATGGCATGGGCGCGGGAGTGCGCGGGGATGCTAGAAGTATTAATGGGAAACGTCCGAAAGATGATCAAATTGAATTTGTGCCCTTCCGAGGCTCAGGAGAAGTATTTGAACCGGATGCGGAGGTTTTCCCTCCGGCTAAACCCACTAAAGGTATATCCACACAAAAAGTGGAATATTCGAAAGGTCGAACTAACGCGGATTTCTTTGCTAATGCTAAAGCACAAGCATGGTGGCTTTTGCGTAAGCGATTCCAAAACACGTATCGAGCTGTGGTTGAAAAGCAGGAGTATGATAAAGATCAGATTATTTCAATTTCTAGTGCTAACCCGGAGTATCGAAGATTAGTAACTGAGCTTTCGCAACCTACGTATAAACAAAATGATGTAGGTAAAATTCTTATTGACAAAATGCCCGATGGTTCAAGGTCGCCAAATTATGCGGATGCATGTATGATAGCTTTTGCACCCGAACATCGCATACGTAAGGGATTTTTCAATGTGGGATAGATTAAAGCTCGCGTATCAAATCTATAAAAATGGACTACCGAAACCCGAGGTTATAAAAGAAAAACCGCAGGGTATATACCGCCGTCGTGGATTTGCTAAAGATTATGCTCAAATTACCTCGATGGATGGTTTTGTTGAAAGACATATCCAACGTAATGCGAGTGATGATTTAGCACCGGCACTTAAAAAATTAGGAATGGATGCCGCGATTAAGCCTTTTATAGGTTCTAATAGCAATTTTTCTACAATTTCTGAAGCACAATTAGCGTGGTATTCTTCACAAGGTTTTATCGGATATCAAACCGCAGGTATCCTTGCACAGCAGTGGCTTATTAATCGGGCTTGTAGTTTACCCGGTATAGATGCGGTACGACCCGGATTTGAAATTTCTATTAATGACGGGACTAAAATTGACCCCGAAATTAGAGATGCTATCCGTGAGGGGGATTTGAAATATCGGCTTAACTATAATCTGGAACAATACGAACGGTTTTGTCGTATCTATGGTATTCGAATTATGTATTTTAAAGTGGATTCGAAAGATCCAAAGTATTACGAAAAGCCTTTTAATTTAGACGGAGTAACCCCCGGAAGTTATAGAGGAATGGTTCAAGTTGATCCGTACTGGATTACCCCCGAGTTGGATGCTGAAGCCGCAGGTAACCCCGCGTCCATGTATTTTTATGAACCGACCTGGTGGCGTGTGAATGATCAGCGTATTCACAGGACCCATTTAATGATCGCACGTACCGCGGAACTGCCGGATATCTTAAAACCCACTTATTTTTATGGTGGTATTCCAATCCCCCAAATGATTTTAGATCGTGTATACGCCGCAGAACGTACGGCCAATGAAGCTCCACAATTAGCGATGACAAAACGATTAATGGTTTTAAAAACGGATATGGCCGCAGCACTTGCGAACGAAGAAGATTTCTCAGATCGATTAAACTTTTTTGCTAAAATTCGCGATAATTATGGCATTAAATGTATAGATAATGCCGATGAAGTAGAGCAATATGATACGTCGTTAGCAGATTTGAATGATGTGATTATGACACAGTATCAACTTGTGGCTGCGGCATCCGGTGTCCCGGCAACTAAGATTTTGGGGACTACTCCTAAAGGCTTTAATGCTACGGGAGAATATGATGAACGTAGTTATCATGAGACTTTAGAAAGTATTCAAGTTTCGCATTTGACACCAGTTATTGAACGTCATCATGATTTATTGATTCGTTCTGAAATACTTCCCGATATGCCCTTTTCTACTAAAGTTATCTGGAATAAAGCTTCTACTTTAAGTGATGAACAAATTGCTTCGATCAATGAATCTAAAGCGCGCGCAGGACAAACACTTATTACCTCTGGGGCTATTGACGCTCAAGACGAAAGAGAACGTATTATTAATGACCCCTATAGCGGCTATAGTGGCCTTGAAGATGAATCCAGTGAAAGTAATCCCGCTACTCCAGATATTGATTCAAGTTCGATAGATGATCCCGAAGAAGGAAAAGCAGGAGTAAACGAATGGAATATTGGCCAGATGTTTAACGAGAATGATTTGTTATGAGTGATTTCAAACTAGCGCCAGAAAAGAAAAAATGGGTTGGCATGAGAACAACCACGCTTTTGGGCAATCGTTTAAATTATAACGCCAGTCAACAGCAACGCTATTACTCTGAATTGCGGGGTTTAATCACACAACTTGCGGATGCGACAGAAAAAGCATTAATTCAGTTTTTTAAGGGGTCAATCGCTAAAGAATATTACTCGGGGTTAAAAGAAGCTTTGGACGATAGCATTTCATCGAAAGCTCAGAAATTAATGAACCAGCTTGCGGATAAGTTTAATGATCTTTTTGCTACAAAATCAGAGCCGATTGTTGAAAAGATGGTAAACGGCGCACACCAGACCAGTAAGACATCGATTGCAGCAAGTTTAGCGACTCTTAGTGGGGGTCTAACTATTAACACGGATCGAATGAGTTCTGACTTGAAAGAAATTATCTCTTCGGTAACTAAAGAAAATGTAAAATTAATAAAAAGTATCTCCTCTGATTATTTAAATCAAGTGCAGGGCGCAGTAATGCGTTCGATTATTTCCGGCCAAGGGTTAAAGGATTTAATACCTTTTTTGCAGCGTTATAAAGGTATTACTTATCGTCGTGCTCGAATGATTGCACATGATCAGACTCGAAAAGCCTATAGCTTTATGAACAAAGAACAAATGATTCGAAATGGCGTGAAGAAATTTAAATGGCTTCACAGCGGTGGCGCGCGTCAACCCCGACCCGACCATATTGCGATGAGCGGTAATATTTATAGTTTTGATAATTTACCCGTGATTGATAAACGAACGGGTGAACGCGGGATACCTGGTCAAGCGATTAACTGTGGGTGTACAATGACTCCTATAATTGAATTCGATGAAGGTGAGGAACTCAATGCCGCTTAAGTCAGGAAGTTCACAAGAAGTGATTTCCGAAAATATCGCTGAATTAGTTAAATCGGGATATGCACAGAAACAGGCTGCGGCTATTGCTTATTCAAAAGCTAGTGAAGACGCAGTTAATGGGTCTCAACGTGAAATCGATATGAATGATTTTCTAACGATTCACAATAATCCTATTACAAAAACAGGGGTTTTTCCTTATCTTGGGAAAGATGTTTCTGAACAATTTGCGCCAGATGAAATTGTTAATGTTTATCGGCCTGCAGAAGAATTAAGTTCTGAAGATTGTATGGAGTCTTTTAAATTAATTCCTTTGATTGATGAACACACCATGTTGGGTGATTCAGTTAGTGGAGTTACTCCCGCCGAACAAGTCGGGATCGAAGGCGTGACTGGAGATAAAGTTAACTTTGATGGCGAGTATCTTCGTAATCAAATTAAAATATTTTCTGAAAGACTTAAGAATCTTATTGACAGCGGTAAAAAAGAATTGTCAATCGGGTATCGTTGCGACTATGATATTGTATCTGGTGTGTACAAAGGTACACCGTATGATGCAGTGCAACGAAATATTCGTGGGAATCATCTTGCATTGGTCACCCAGGGGCGTGCGGGTCCAGATGTCGCAGTGCTTGACCACAAAAAACATCACTTTAAAGTTGCTTTAGACCACATGGAGTTAAAAAAAATGGCTGACGAAAAAAAAGAAACTGAGATGAACGAAAAAGATGAAGCGGGCAAGACTGAAATGCCCTTTAATAAAGAACAAGCTGATTGGCTTGCGGATACCATTCATAAGACCATTGATACGATTATGAGTGCAAAAGCTGCTCAGGATGAAAAAGAAGATGAAGAAAAAGAAACCAAAGACGAATCTGAAGAAGAAAAGAAGGATAAGTCAGCTATGGATTCTCAAATTAAACTCTTGAATAAAAAAATTGCGGCCCTTGAAAGCGGCGCAAAAGATACGGTTAAGCATGCCATGGCGGCTATTGCTAAACGCGATACTTTAGCAAATCAATTGTCCCAGCACATCGGTACTTTCGATCATTCAGATAAGACCGTTGAAGATGTAGCCAAATATGGTCTAAAAAAACTAAATATTCCTTGTATGGATGGTCATGAACTTTCCGTAGTTGAAGGCTTTTTAGCAGGTCATCGATTAGCCGCAGGCAGCTTTAGTACTAGAACGTCTTTTGATCATTCTATGGACTCTAGAGATGTTGAAGATGGTGCAGTCGAAGATGAAATTGACGCATTCATAAACGGAGGTAAATAATCATGGCTTATCAATCAACAGTTAGTTTATTCCAAGGTGCTGCGGTACCAGGGGAACTATTTTCAGATGCACCGCATATTGCTCGATCCTATATTCTAAATTCAAGTGGTACGCCTCAGATCATTGGTGCAACCGGTTTCTCGGTTACATCCCAAGGTGTGGCCAATGCGGGTAATACGGGAGGCACTCAAATTTTCGCAGGTATTTTAGCTAATCCTAAACAACAGGCGAGTTTTGGTACGTCAGTGGGTGGTCCTTTAGCTGCGACTATGACACTTCCAGATTATACTCAAGCAGATTTAGTAACTATGGGTCAACTATGGGTTACTTTACCTGCGGCATGTAATATCGGGGATTTATTGTGTTACAACAATACCACGGGTGCTTTTACAACTATCGCGCCTACCGCGGCTTTAGCAGTTGGTACCTCTTTTGCGCAGGCCAGAGTTATATATTTAACACCCGCTATATCAGGTACTCAATTAGCAGTAGTTGAGTTGGACCCAAATTATAAAATACCGGTACTAGCATAATAAGGAGATAAAAAATGTTGCAATCATTACAAAGCCCATCCCGTGTGCACTCAGTACTTGATGCCGGTAAATGGATTCAGATTCCTAAGAAAAAAGTTAATGTTAAGAATTTTGATAAATATCGAAAAATTGGTATTGGCTTAGATACTCATGATGGTGTCTTAGAACGTATGTTAGAAGCACGTAGTCGTATGACTCGTCGATCAGCATTCGACTCGGCGCAACCTACAATAACCACCGCTTCTATTCCTAACTTGGTACAATTTTTGCAGGAATGGCTCCCAGGTATGGTTCATGTTTTGACCAACCCAATGCGCATCGATGATTTAGTGCCCATGATGACTGTAGGCTCTTGGGAAGATGAGCAAGTCGTACAAGCGATCTTGGAACAAGTGGGTACGTCTAGCCCCTATGGTGATTATCAGAATGTACCTCTTTCAAGCTGGAACGTGAATTTTAATACGCAAACCGTAGTACGTTTCGAAGAAGGTATGATGGTGGGTCGATTAGAGTCGGCACGTTCTGCTCGAATTCAGGTTGACGATGCGGCTAATAAACGTGCTGCAGCTGCATTAGCCCTTGAATTAGTACGAAATTTGACTGGTTTTTACGGCTATAACAATGGCCTTAATAATACCTATGGTCTCTTAAATGCTCCTGGGCTTGTTGCATATCACACAGTGGCCAATGGCGGTTCCGGTGATCCTCAATGGAGTACTAAGACATTCTTAGAAATTATATCTGATATTTTATATATGATTTCTTATGTTCAAACTGCGTCACAGGACAATATCAATCCAGATACAACCCCGATGACGATGGCTGTGGCTACTAATGCTTATGTTTACTTGTCTCAAGTAACAGAGTTTGGTATTTCAGTTCGTCAATGGTTGAATGAAGCATATCCAAAGATCCGTATTGTTTCAGCACCTGAATTAAATACTGCTAATGGCGGTGTTGGTGTTGCATATCTTTATGCTGATCAAGTAATGGCTGGTAGCTCTACTGATGACCGTAGAACTTTTATTCAGCCCGTACCTGCGCGATTCCAAGTACTTGGAGTTGAACAGTTAGCTAAAGCGTATATAGAAGATTACACCAATGCGACTGCGGGTGTTATTTGTAAACGTCCATTTGCAGTCAGCCGAATCAGCGGTATTTCGTAAACTGATATTAAGGCCTCAAGTTAATTGTATTTGGGGCCTTAAATAATATTAACGACGGAGATTAATTAATGCCTTTTGTCTATTCAACACTTTCACAAGATACTAGCTATAATGTTTATGTAAAAAGAGAAGGTAAAACCACGCATAGTGGCCCACTAAAACCTATCAGAAAAATATTAATAGCGGGTGGAACCGGTGTGGCTGATAAGAAATTGGTTACTCCCAGGGGTAAAGCTACTAAAGTTACTCAAGAAGACGCCGAATTATTGATGGAGAATAAAGTATTTTTGATGCATATGGCGAATAAATTTGTAATTATAGAAGACTCAAATGAAGATCCTGAAGTGATTGTAGATGTAGGTGAAATGGCTCCTAAAGATTTTTCTGCGCCTAAGACTCCTGAAGATTTCCCAAAGAAAAATCCGAATGATGAAAACGCAGAACCATCGCCACAGCCAACTTTAAATAAAAAGAAAAAATAATACGAGGTAGTAATGACTACCGCAGTTATTACATTTGATGTAACTTTATTTCGGCAAATGTTTCCGCCGTTTTCAAATGTTACTACTTATCCAACAGACATGTTGCAGACCTATTGGGATACTGCGACATGTTTCATTAGTAATAGAAATTGCGGAAGTCTTACGGGTATTTGTCGTCAAAAAGCCATTAATTATATGGTCGCACATCTTCTCCAGCTTATGATTAACATTGGTCCGAATGCTAATAATGCTAAGACGCCGTATATACTAGCAAGCGCCACAATCGATAAAATCACTGTGACTACGAAACCGCCGGAATTTAAAAATGATTGGCAGTGGTGGTTAGCAACCACACCGTATGGCATGACTCTATACGCACTGTTGTTCGCTAGATCTGTTGGTGGTTTTTATATTGGCGGATTGCCCGAACGTGCGGCATTTAGATCGGTGGCTGGGATTTTTCCAACACCATTGTGGTGAGCAATGATTAAAATAAAACGAGAGAAAGGTCCAGGGTATGCGCGCTTGGAAAAGGCTAGCAAAGATCTAGAAGGTTTAACCGGACGTATTGGTTATTTCTCTAGCGCTCGATATGAAGATGGTACTCCGGTTGCTACAGTGGCGGCTATTCAAGAGTACGGGGCTCCTTCAAAAGGCATTCCGGCACGTCCCACTATGCGACCCGCGATTATTAAGAATCAAAAACAATGGGCTAATCTTTTCAGCGCGGGTGCTAAGGCTATTATGGCTGGCAATGAAACCGCTCGATCGGTAATGACTAAAGTTGCTTCGGTAGCTGCAGGTAATGTTCGGGAAGAAATAGCGGCGCTCTATAGCCCTCCACTTAAACCTTCAACTATTTTAGCTAGAATGCGAAAAGCGGGTATTTCTAAATCTCGTAGACGGCGTTTTTCAGAAGGTAAATCAACGGAACAAGATAATAAAGCCATTGGTAATCTTACAAAACCCCTTGTTGAAACACGTACTATGATTACCAGCGTAACCTATGAGGTTGTAGAAGAATGATCCCAGGAATAAATCTTCTGAACATGGCGCTTTCGATTATTGGTACTCAAACCGTATCGTATTATCAAGCCACCGGTCGTACTGTAAATTCTGTAACTAAACAGTACGTGACTACTTATGGAAGTCCAATTACTTTGGAAGGGAGTTTTCAACCAGTAACACGAAATTTACAACAGATCTATGGTCTAGATCTTAATAAGGTTTATGTCATTTTTTATGTGAGCCAAGAACTTATTGATGTTCAACGCAATGTTTCTTCGGATAAAATCATATTTGGCGCTCAAACCTATATCTGTGTGCAAGCAGATGGGCCCTGGTTTAAAATTGACGGGTGGGTTGGAATGTTAATGGTGTTAAATAGCGGGGCTCCAGGATGACTGATAATGATCTTATTGCGCTTTTTACGGGTATTATCACCACGGGGTTGGCAGCACGTGGTTACTCATCTGTTCCTGTTATCGCAGCGTATCAGCCTACATTACAGGGCGTAAATGAAAGTCCTACCGTGTTTTTTAGTAAAGTCGGTGATCGGCGGTATGGCTTTTTAGAAAGCGAAAATAATTTTAATGAATCCGACGAAGAAATGGTAAAAACCGAAACTCAACTTTACGAAACTACTTTTAATATTCAAGTTTGGGCTATTCAAAACCCTGCGACTCCCAGCGCGCCTACAGCATCAGATCTTGCGAATACAGTCGCTATGATCTTACAATGCTATGTAGGTCGAACTGCGTTATTAGCTGCCGGAGTAGGTATCCTAAGAATTACAGATATTCGAAATCCATACTTTGTAGATGATAAAGAAATTTTCGAAGCGAATGCGAATTTTGACTTTACTTTGACTCATAAACAAACTAACAGTAGTATAGTTTCTGTAGTCGTTCCGCCGATTCAGTCGGGCATCTATCCAATTTAATAAAAGGAATTACGGACATGACCATTAGTATAACCAGATATGTAGATATTACTTCCGGTGTCGGCGCAGGTAATCCAGTTCCCACCCGTACTTTGATGCTAAGAATTTTCAGTACAAACCCTTTGATTCCTACGGGGGGGATTGTAACTTTTTCAAATATTTCAGAAGTGGGCGAATATTTTGGTACTTCATCTGAAGAATATTTACGCGCGGCGGATTATTTTGGTTTCACTAGCAAAAATGATACTCGCGCGCAATTTATTTCTTATTCACGCTGGGTAGATACCGCAGTTGCTCCTTTGATTTATGGTCAGAACTTATCGGCTACTTTGGGCCAATTACAGGCGGTTACTACGGGATCTTTTAATTTGACGTTGGGTGGTGTTAGTCATGACATTACCGGGCTAAATTTTTCGGCGGCAGTTAGTTTCGCGGGTGTAGCAGCGTTACTTCAAACAGCGATTCGCGCCGCGGATACTGACAATCAATGGGATCAATCCACTGTTACTTATGCTTCAGGGACTAATGGATTTAATTTTGTAGGTGGTGAAACAGTAGCAGATAATATTGCTATTGCTGCCGCAGCAACCGGTGTGGATATTCGTGCGTTGATTGGCTGGTTACCTGGTCTAGAATGGCCTAATGGACCTATTTTTTCAAATGGTTCATTAGTTGAGACACTTACAACCACATTAACTAATTCTGATTCATCTTCTGATAATTTTGGTTCTTTTTTGTTTATCCCAACACTAGATCAAGCTCAGGTTGTTGAGGTGACTACTTGGAATGAAGATTTGAATTTTAAATATATGTTCGCAACTCCGGTTTCTGTTTCTAATGCGAGTGCTATTTCTACTGCATTGAGTGGAATTGGTGGTACGGCAATGACGTTGGCACCTATTTCAACGGAATATCCAGAGCAATTACCTTGCACTATTTTAGGCGCAACAGATTATAGTAAAGCTAATTCAGTCCAAGATTACATGTATCAGTCCGCGAGTAATTTAACTGCTTCGGTATCAACGGATACGGATGCCGATGGATATGATGCTTTGTTCGTAAATTATTACGGTTTAACGCAAACCGCAGGACAACAAAGATCATTTTACCAGCGTGGTGTTTTATCAGGTTTTGAAGAGCCGACCAATGCTACGGATATCGGTACTTATGTTAATGAGATTTGGTTAAAAGCAGATGCTACCGCAGCTCTATTTAATTTATTAAATGCGTTGCCTTCATTATCTGCGGATGACCAAGGTAAATCACAGATCATTAGTGCATTGCAACCCGTGATTAATCAGGCGCTTTTAAATGGGACTATCAGTACTAATAGTTTTTTAGATGCTGATCAAAAAGCCGATATTACTAATTTGACTAATAATCCTAGAGCTTGGCGTCAAGTCCAAAGTAACGGTTATTATTTAACGGTAACAGTAGATGGGGTAACCGGAGAAGCAACCTATTTACTGATTTACAAAAAGAATGATGTTATTCGTAAAATTGTTGGTACCGACGTATTGATCTAGGAGGATTATAAATGTCACAAGATATAGCTGGTTTTGGAACGCTACTTTTATTAACAGCGAACATTACCTATCCCACCGGCGTGCCGATTACTGCTTTTGCTGATGATAGCGATGGTATTGAGTTTCCATCGATTCAAATTGCGGATGGCGCTATGACGGTCAATGGTATTTTGGCAAAATGGAAAGTAGCTAAAGCAATTGATTTAACTTTGAACGTTTTGGCGGGTAGCCCAGATGACGAGAATTTAACCTATCTGCTTGAAGCCAATCGCCCCGCGCAAGGTAAGCTCAATGTGAGTGATATTGTAGGTATCGTCGCAACTTATCCTAATCTTGGGATCACAGCCACGTACGTGGATGGTTTTATTTCTGATGGTATGCCCGGTACTTCACTCTCTAGTGTGGGTCGTCTTAAAACTAAAACCTATATGTTTAAATTTCAAACCAGAACATTGGCGGCTATCTAATGAGTAGAATTTTATTACAGCCCAAAAAGGTCTCTATTCCTCTTTCGGACGGGACAGAAAAAATTTTCGTTATATCTAAATTTCCGGCGATAGCAGGACGTGAAATTATTTACAAATATCCTACTTCTGCTTTACCAAAATTAGGTGAATATGCTACGAATGAAGAAATCATGTTAAAGATTATGAGTTATGTAGCAGCAATGAGCGAAAATATGGAAGTTCAACTTTCGACACGGGGTCTTGTAGATTCTCATGTAGATTCTTGGGAAACGCTGTTAAAAATTGAAATCGCGATCATGGAGTATAATTGCTCTTTTTTCGCGAATGGGAGCTTCTCAAATTGGGTTTCTGGCCTGTTCCAGAAGCTCCCACAGTTTCTTACGAAAATATTGATGAGTTCATTGGAGTCATTATCGCAAACGACAAAGCAAAACTCCACGAACTCAGAACAATCTACACTTTAGAAGATGCTTTTTTACTTTGGGAAACCATAGCAGTCACTCGTGTCAATGAGCATCTTGCTATGAAACATGCGGAACGACAAAGTAAAAGGAATCGCTAATGAATGTTTTAGAAACCCTGTGGATTGTAATAAAAACAAATTCTGCAGAAGTTAAAAAAGGCGAACAAGAAGCTAAGTTAGCCACGGATAAACTCAGTACTTCTTTAACAGCCACACAAAAAGTTTCAAAAGATTTAGGTGAATCCTTTACACAGATAGCCACGCGTTTAAGTGAGGTTATGCTCGCATTTATTTCTACCGATAAAGCGATTGAAGGTCTTAAATCTGCGGGCGAATATTCAGAAAAATTATTCTTCTTATCAAAACAATTGGGCGTGGGTACTGAGCAATTAGACGCTTGGGGGCATGCCGCTGAAAAAAGTGGCGGAAGTATTCAAGGATTTCAAGGTAGTTTGACAGGACTTGTAAATAATCTTGCGGCTTATAAAACTCTGGGAGCAGGTCCGTTACCCTCTATTCTTCAAGCTCAACTGGGTATTTCGATTAATGATAATAAAGGTAAAACTAAAGATCCCTTTCAAATCTTAAGAGAAGTTGCAGCGCGATTCCATACTTTACCTCATTTAGTAAATATTCAGCTAGGCAGAGAGCTTGGCTTTGATCCGGGTACTATTTTAATGTTGGAACAAGGTACTCAAGAGATTGATAAGCTTATTAAGCGACAAAAAGAACTGGGGTTAGTCACTAGCCAAAGTGGCGCTACGGTTCATAAATTTACCGATAGTTGGTTAGATTTAGGCACCGCACTTAATATCGCCTTTTTAAAAATGGACATCCAGATTTTACCGATCTTAGGAAAAGTAGTTGATGCTTTAACAAAAGTAGTCGTTTATTTAGGAAATAATACCCCGGTTCTAACGGGTCTTTTATCTGGTTTAGGGTTAGCGGTAGCGGCATCCATAGGAATAGCGGTGGTTACTTTTGGTGAATTAGCCATAGGGATTGCCCTGATTGTGGGTTTGCTAGCGTTATTACCCGCAGCCGGGGCCCTCGTTGTTTATGGTTTTGAACGATTAAGTAAAAAAACTAAAGAATGGGGTAAAGATATTCATGATGCGTGGGAGAAAGCTAAACCCGAAGTAGAAAAGCACATTGAACCTATTGAAAAATTTATCGCAGCTGTTCATAAAGCACGGGGGGCTGTGGCTAAAGATATTGGGCACGGTATTGTTGAGATCTGGGACGCGATTACGGCGGCAGTTATGAAAACAGTACACGCGGTCATGAGTGCAATTCAAGATATCGAGTCGGCGTATTTTAAGGTTAAAAATTTTTTACATGGAGACCATAAAACTAAACTAGCTATGACGATAGAGCCTGGAAAACAAGCGGTTAAGGCTACCGCTAATGTGCCTATTGTTTCTAGAACTACTAATAGCACCAGCAGTCAAAATAGCTTATTAAATAAAAATGTTACGGTGAGCACCGGGGCAATTACTATTAATACTTTAGCAAAAGATGCGGAAAGTATTGCATCTAATTTTATTCAAACGCTTCAATCTGAGTTTAGGCGGACCGTGAGTAATTTTGATGATGGAGTACAGATCTGATGCGCGGTATTGATGTTGTAGCCCTATATACTCAAAAATTTGTTCAACTATTTCCTTCCGCTAAAATTATGCATGCTAACATTCGCCAGCGTTCTCAAGTTATGGAACATCCATTAGAAACGGGCAGTATTATCATAGATCATTCTATTATTTTGCCAACGGAAATAGATCTCTCAATAATTTTGGAAAGCGCGGATTATAAAAATGTGTACGCACAAATAAATCAGTATTTTCAGGCGAGAACATTAGTATTGGTTCAAACACGCGCTGGAGTTTATGAAAATCAGATCATCATGGAAATCCCCCATGAAGAAAATTCAGAAATGATTAATGCTATTATTATGGGTATTAAATTAAAAGAAGTTCAAATTGAAGGAGGAACTACGGGTAATTTTGTTCAGAATCCTGCAAATAGTAATACCGTGTCGCGGGGACAACAAAACTCAAGCAGCATTCCATCATCAAATTCCGTTAACACGAGTTTACAATAATGCAAAGAATACCTCTCGCGGCCATACCCAATCAGTCTTTCTCAGTTAATTTAGGAAGCCGCGCATATAATTTCACTATAAAAACTACAGTTAATGTCATGAGTGTGGATATTACCCGCGACAATATTATTTTAGAACTTGGGGCTCGTATAGTGGCCGGCACACCGCTATTACCCTATCGTTATCAAGAAGACGGTAATTTTGTTATAACCACAGCTAACGAAGAATACCCGTTTTATACTTTTTTTGGTGTTACGCAATTCTTAATTTATGCTTCTGCAGCGGAGCTTGCAGCTATCCGGGGGTCATAATGCAAGAACTAGACCCGCGGTTATTACGTGTCAGTATTCAAACCAGTGGTTCGATTAAAACTTTTGAAGGGGTTTTTATAACCGCGGTTGGAACTAAATATAGTAACGCTATTTTTAATGAGTGTGATGTCACTATTACCAATATGGACAAAGCTACTCAGGATTATATTCTTACAGAGACATCGCCTTTTAATTTAAATCGAGAAGCTAAACTTATTTTAGTTGAAGCAGGTAGGCAATCTTATGGATATTCCCGTGTTTATTTAGGGAATATTCTTTCTTCATCTCCTTCACAACCCCCCGATATTACGGTAACTCTTAGGTGTATGACTGGTTATTTTAACAATGGAACTATTGTTGCTAAGACACAGCCTAATACCGCCCCCATGCTCGTCATAGCCCAACAATTGGCTAATGATGCTAATTATACTTTAGATTTTCAAGCAACAAATAAAATTATCTCAAATTACAATTTTACTGGGGGCCTTGCTAATCAATTAGATCGTCTAGGTAAAATGGGCCTTGTGGATGCATATATTGATGATGATAAATTAATAGTTAAGGATCGTAATAAGCCGCTTATTGGTAAGACAAAAATTATAAATTTAGATACTGGCATGATTGGGATTCCTCAAATTGATGAATTTGGTATCCATGTTAAATATTTGTTTGATAATGATTCCGTGGTCGGCGGAGCTATCCAAGTCACGAGCGAAATTTATAAAGCCGCTACCGGCAGTTATAATATTTTTAAACTTGACTTTGAGCTTTCGAATCGTGATACCCCGTTTTATTATGTCGCTAGTTGCCAACGACCTGCGCCTACAACATAAACATGGAATTAGAACTTGAACAAATAGAACAATTGGACGATATTGATATTCAGATGGTATTGTCTAGTTTTGGGGCACAGATTCAGGCGGCCTCAGGAATTACAGGGAACGGAACCTCGATGAAACATGCTAATCCCTCAATTAATCCGGCGGATGTAGGAACCTTGACGGGCACTTTTCGTCATGTTTTTAACAAACTGATGCAAGGTGTAAATGGAATGCTACCCGCTCAAGTGATCCAATATACGCCGGGCCCTCCGCCTCGCGTTCAAGTGCAACCGCTCATACCTGTGGTTACTACTGATGGATTACAGATACAACGGGGCCAAATTGCTAGTCTTCCCGTTCTTCAATTAGGCGGGGGCGGTTTTATGATTATATTCCCCCTTAAAGAAGGTGACCTAGGATGGATTGAAGCGAGTGATCGCGACATATCACTTTTCTTGCAAACTTATAATACCGCTCAGCCTAATACTTTTCGGATGAATGATTTCGCGGATAGCCGATTTATACCTGATGTTATGACGGGGTATACTATTTCCGAGGGAGATGAAGGAAAAATATTATTTCAGTCAACAGATGGTAGTACTAAATTAACCTTCTCAGAAGATGGGTCAATTGAAATCATAGCACCCACACAAATTACAATAAGCTCCAGTGGGGAAGTAGATATTACCGCGGATAAAGTTAATTTAGTCGCCAATAGTAGTGATTCTTTTCCCGTGCGTATTACGGGGGATGTATATGTTACAGGTAAGATTCATGCATCTGAAGAAATTGTCCCTGACGCGCCACCGCCCTAAGGATACGTATGACTCGATGTTTCGCAGTAGATGAGAATAATGATTTGTATATTAATGCTAATGGTAATTTAGCCATTGTGAATGACTTAGAAGCTACCTTACAAGCATGTGCGCATTCCGCTAAAGCGCTATTAGGAGAAATGGTTTTAAATACCAACTTAGGGCTACCGAATTTTCAAACAATCTGGGTGGGGGTTCCCAATGTCGCCCAGTGGGAAGCCGCTTTAAGAGTTGCTTTTCAAAATGTTGAAGGGGTAATTGGGGTACAATCATTAACTATTACTCAAGAAAAAGAAACTACGGGTAGAATAGTAAATACGGTTTTATCATATGTGGCGGTTATTTTAACTGAGTTTGGAGTAGGTACAGTCAATGGCTGATTATCAATATATCAATAATACGGGCACTATTATCCCGGATTCGTCACAGGTTTTAATACAGGTTCAGGATGAATTTAAAGAAGCCTTTGGACAGAACTTAATCGTCACGCCGGACACTCCACAGGGTGTTTTAATTGTTGCCGAGGCATTGGCGCGTATTGCAGTGCTTAGTAATAACGCAGCTTTGGCTAATCAGATTAACCCTAATATCGCAGGAGGCGTCTTTTTAAAAGCTATTTGTGCATTAATGGGACTTCAAGCAAACCCTGCAACTTTTACGGAAGTTATTGTCCAAGTAACCGGTGTGGCTGGTACGGTTATTTCCACCGCAGCAACTGCGGCTCTCCCAGATAATACTCTTTTTCAAAATACCGAAGTTATCACCTTAGATGTCAATGGCAATGGGGAAGGTACTTTTAGATGTACTATTTCTGGTCCTATAGAAGTTCCGATCAATAGTCTGAACCGCATTGTGAATGGCGTATTGGGTTGGGAAACTGTTAGTAATAGCGCTATTCAATTTTTTCTCGGGAGCGAGGAGCAGTCTGACGCAGCGCTACGCTTATTACGCCGTCAAACTTTAGGACTACAAGGCCAAGGATTAGCCGCAGCTATTGAAGCGGCGTTAGCATTAGTACCTGGGGTTACAAGTTTTTCTTTTAGAGAAAATTTTACCGGATCATCCATTGTTATTGAAACAGTAACACTGGTTGCACATTCCATGTACGCCTGTGTTCAAGGGGGTACAGACTTAGATGTAGGTACCGCGATTCTTTCTAAAAAAGATTGTGGTTGTAATTTTAATGGGGGGACTACTGTTAACGTAACTGATCCGGTGAGTGGGCAAATTTATCCAGTTAAATTTGATCGACCGACACAAGTAAATATATTGATACGAGCTACTATTCAAAATACTTCCATTATAACAAACATAGAAAGCGTGGTTAAAAATGCAATTCTTGCTTATGTTAATGGAGATTTAACCGACGAACCTGGTTTTACGGTCGGTGAAGATGTTTCCTGTTTTGAACTAGCGGGGGCTATAAATATTGCATCACCACAGCTTTTTGTTCTTAACTTAGAAACCACACTGGCTTCTGACCCTGGCGGTTGGAGTAATGCAACCATTCCTATCAATATTGATGAAATCGCCGCCACGAACGCAGTTTCAATCACGGTGAATATTTCATGAGAGTTCAGGCCTTTGACTATTCAGTAAACTTATTACAAGCTATTCTGTGGCAATATAATGACGCGGAGCGTTTGCAAACGCTATTGGCTGAAAAACAAGTTTGGTATGATGAAAATCAAACCGCTTTTTGGGAAGACTGGTTTCACGATGTTTTTAATTTACAGAGCTGTAACGCCTTTGGTCTAGATGTGTGGTCAATAATATTGGATATACCTTTACAATTAGGCCCTTCGATTAATATTAATAAACCTATTTTTGGCTTTAATAATTTAGTACCAGAGAATAATTATAAAAATTTAAATAATGGTAATTTTGTAAGACCCGGTGCAGTTATTCCTTTTACTATCCCTCAACGACGTTTATTGCTTCGATTAAGATATTTTCAATTAATCACCCGGGGGGCGGTTCTTGAGATAAATAAATTTTTAAAGGAAGTTTTCGCGGAACCAGGTCTTAATTATACCGGCAATGTTTATGTGCTTGATGGTTTAGATATGTCTATGACCTATGTTTTTACAGCCTATGTTCCATCTCAATTGATATATATGTTTCAAAATTATGATATTTTACCTAGACCGGCTGGAGTGTTGCGTAAAATCATTGTAGCCACAGGTAAAGTTTTCGGTTTTGGTGCTTTTAACCAAAACTTCGGCAATGGTAATTTCATGGAGGTATTTTAATGGCTCTTCCAACTAACAGATATTTTTTATATCCATTTGCTGTAGACGGGGTTCAAAGCGCAGTTCCTAATCCTACAGATCCAGGTGGTACCGTTACGTACCAGCAAGGTTTTGGTGATCGGTATACTCGTCAGCTTGGAGTAGATCCTGCGGCATTACCTTATCCAGAACCAGAGCATAATTCGATTTTGTTTGATATAACGCTCGCATTACAAGCGGTTCAACAATGGGGTATCCCGCGCTTTATTACTCCAGATGATAACGCACCGGGGGATCCGCCCGTGCCCACGCCATTTCCTTATTCGATTTGGGCATTCGCTTTATTTGATGATGGTGTTAATGGCCCGCGTATTTATCAATCATTAGAAAACCTTAACGTGGCTGAACCCGACGATGCGACTAAATGGGGCCTTAGGGATAATACGGCGGGTAAAATTACCTTAGATAACTCCGTTTTTCAAACCGGTGTTGCTGATGGAGATATGGTTTATTGGAATTCTTCTATCAATAAATTTGATTTAGCGGTTGCGAATGGCACTGCGGCGCAACAAGTTATTGGTGTAGCGGATGTTACTAATTTACGGGTATGTAGTTTTGGGTCATTAACGCTATTTAGCGGATTAACACCGGGGGCTACCTATTATCTTTCAACTACTACTCCTGGAGATATTACCGCTACACAACCCAGTGGATTTACAATGGAATTAGGGGTTGCCTTAACTGCAACGACTTTATTTCTAAAGAGCGCGAGCGAGATTTCTAGCGATATTCCCACAGGTACAGGTTTACCATGGTTTAGCACAGGATCAGTTCCCGCAGGATTTTTATTGGGCGATGGTTCTGCGGTCAGTAGAACAACATATGCCGCTCTATTTGCGGTACTTGGCACGACTTGGGGCCCGGGTGATGGTTCTACCACCTTCAATTTACCGGATACGCGGGGTCGATCGCCATTGGGTTCCGGTACAGGGTCGGGATTAACTGCACGTACCGTTGGACAAACTGGCGGTGAGGAATTACATGTACTGAGTGTAGGTGAACTTGCAGAGCATGCCCATTCATATACTAATGTGGCTTTTGGGGGCAACCAAAATGGTGCTGGAGGCGGCGGTACTTCATGGGGACCAAGTGATCAAACTATTAACACAGGTAATACGGGTCTTAATGATGGCCATAACACAATGCATCCATACTATGTAGCATCAATGATCATTAAAACCTAAAAGAGGTGAGCAATGTGGACTTCAAAATATTTCACTCCAGAAGAGATGAAGTGTCGTTGTGGTAAATGTGATTCTGATGGCAGTGAAATGAAGCAAGAGTTCATGGATAAGCTTGATGCGGCCCGTGAAAAATTTGGTGCTATTACTATTGCTTCCCCCTATCGATGCCCGGCTTATAATGAGCGAATATCAACTACGGGTCCGAATGGACCTCATACCACTGGTCGCGCTAGTGATATTTTAGTCTCTCGTGAAGATGCCTATAAATTGCTTAAAATCGCTTATGAAGTAGGTTTTACAGGTATCGGGGTTAAACAAACGGGGATTAGCCGATATCTTCACTTTGATGATTTAACGCAAGCGGATGGGTTTCCACGTCCTACGGTATGGTCTTATTGAACAAAAAATGTGTGCTATAATTTCTTAAGGATTGATTAAGATCATGAAGGTCGTTATGAAATTAGTTAAGGACATACTCACTGGAATCGATAAGCAGAGCTACGATAGTGGTCGCGTACTCTGTTTCCTGTGTTACATCGTTTATTTTTATATGGCTATTATTAGTACAATACACGGCCACCCATGGTCTGCGATTGATTTCTCTGGCGGTGCCGGCGCTATGGCCGTTGGATTCGGCATAAATATTAAACTTAAAAGCGACACGGAGCCTAAGCAATGATGGATTTTAAGTTTACAATTATTTGTGCCTTAGCCTGCGGATTAGTATTTTGTATGATTTTACTAGGTGTGGATGCTTACCGAATTAATTCACTTAAAAAAGAATACTATCAATGCAGTGCGCAAATTGATGTTCAAAACGCGGCTATTGCGCTAAAGCAAAAGCAAGATGAAGAACTCAATAAACGTCTAGTTTCTGTAGAAAAATCGTATCTTAATGAACTTAATGAACAAAAGAAGCGAGCGGCGGAGATTGATCGGGTTCCCATTATTGATGATTGTACCGGCGCTGTTAAATGGGGGTCTGAGAGATCTGCTGCTATTGCTGCTACTTGGGTTGATCGGGATTAAAATTTTTAAGATGGTTTATCACCTGTTGTAATTTGCAATCCCCATCGTGTTTATATTTTTCATATTCATCTGGATTGCTGCTAATTGTCCCTATTTGTTTTCCTTCAATAAAATCAGGTGACTCACATTCATTACAATGAAGTATTCTAATTTCACTTCTATCTCTTAATTCATAAATAGCACTCTCAAAATACATACAAATTAGCATTTCTATAAATTCTTTAAAATAATGCTTGGTCATAGCTTCATCTCCGATACTTTAGGCTCCGTTGTTTCGCCAATGATAAATTGCACATCAATTAAATCACCGCTTTTTAATTGAGAAAATGTTTGCTCTATATAACGATGCGCCATAGTTAATGTTCGAGTACCTCTACTCAAAGGTGACTCTCGCGTCCAGTATTCGGAGTCTAAAGAACTCTCACCGCTTTCAATTTTTGACATTAAGATTTGATATGAATCTGGATGACCTAACCCCACGCGGTGTAATAACCACGCTTCTTTACCTGGATTTGTATTTACGCCGTTAGTAAAAAGACCGGTTCGCAGTGATTGATTATCCCAGATAGGAATAAGCCTTGTGGCCATAACTACGATAAAAGTTCCTGAATCCCGTACTTCAAATAATTTAGTTTCTAGCATTAGTAATAACCTCTTGTGTTTGATTATAATGTTTTAAAATTAATACGGGTATTGTTCCTATAATCATACTGAAAAAATCCTTTGAGTTATCTTATTTCTAATTGTATTCCAAGCATGAATAGCTTCTTTTTTATCTGAAAACGCTTGTGACGATGGTCTTACAAGGCAATTTTCATTTGAGCAAGTTATCTCATACATACCCGCCGTGCAATTGTCGGAAGTGTGTTCCGTTAGAAGAATTTTGTCGATATCGACACTACCGTTACACCAGGGACATCTTTCTATAATCATTATTTTTCCACCTTACCAAGTCGTTCATTGAAATCTAACAAATCATTTTGTATTTCTTTTATTTCATCGGACATAATGGTTAGGGCTTTATGCGTTTCTTTTAACGCCGCAGAAAGGTGTTTAAATCCTTCAGCTAGGGTTGCCATATCTTTATCGTTAAATATCATTATTTTATCTCCTGATTTTCGGGGTTTAATGAAATAGCTTTATTAGCGAAAAATAGAGCTTCTTCAAGTTTTGTTTTAGCGATAGAAAACTCTCTTGTAGAAGCAGAACAAAAATATTCTAAGTAATCAAGAAGAATACTAAATTTGGCGCGTAGTTCTTCAATAGCCATTATTCCTTGGGCATTTAATTTATATGCTTTAAATTCAGGTCTTATGGGTATCATTTTCTAATTCCTTTAATGTTTCTGCCATTAATTTTGTTGTTTCATAAAAATCTGATTGCCTAAGTAACTCAGTTAACGTATTTATTAAATTACGTAATTTTATTTCTACGTTTTTATTTGAAATCTCTAATGCGAACAGTCCAGTAATAGCTTGATTTTTTAAAGAATTAAAATTTTGTAAAAATAATGTAAGATTATAATCTATCATTTCTTCTTTATTTACGAATTTTCTTGTATCATTTTTCATTGAAACTCCTTTAATAATTTAAGTAATTGTTTTGAATAAACGATCATCGCGTCTAGATCAGTCACTTGTGCTTTTTCAACCTGCATGGGGGTTGAATCTTTAGTTAAATGTGTGCTTAGCAGTATGGGCTTTGGCGGTATTTTTATTCTAACCAAAGTAGCTGAAATAGGTACCGCAACGATATTTCGCGCGGGGCAACCGGCGCATGCAGCCAGCAGTAATAGCACACCCGTAATGAGTAAGGATCGAATTATCATTTTATATCCTCAACAGAAATATCTAAATTATACTTTACTCTTAAAATATCTAGAGATCTAATAGGACGCTGTTCTTCGTTTTTATCTATAGAAGTAATCGCTTGATCATGAGGGCAGCATTCTTCAATAGTTAGTTCAGTTTTTAACGTATTTGTTTTTAAAATTTTTATTTCATTTTCTAATTCTTTAATGCGTTTTTCATGATCGTTAGTAACCACTACTAAATATTCTCTGATCATAAAAATTCTCCTAATGTTGTGTCCAATGTAAACCAAGTAACTGGCATAATTGAGCTAATTGTAATGAAAGTATGTTTGCTATGTTATTAAAATCCCGCTGCTGTTTTTCAATTTGTTCCATGCGATTTTCAAGATTCGTTAATCGCTGTAACACAATGGGATCATACATATATTTATTCTCTAAAATCACTATACGGCCCAAAATACAACCATTTAAAAAAAGTAAAACCAAACAAAAATAAGAGTATTGCAACGACTCCAAAAATAGAGAATACCCATGAGCCGCCGTGAACTTTATACTGAGCTAAAATACTCAGAGAAAATAATAAAATAGGGTAAAGTGCTCCTAGTATTCTGAGAACATAAATTTCTTTCATTAATTCAAAAACTGTTTTTTCCGAGTCACTAAGCGCGTTTATTCTATGTTTTAATATACTTTCTAAATATTTGTCTTTCATTTAACAGTCCTCTTCTGTCCAAGTGAAACCCTCTGGTTTTTCTTTTTGATAACGAACTTTAATACCACTTCGACCTATTTCTTCCTCTATGACATCCGCGATATAGGCGCTAGTAATTTGATCTAGACCAGAAACTTGGTATGTTCTTTCCCAACCGCATTCGATATGTAACTTTGCTTGATTAGCAGGTAAAATTATTATTCCTTCATTATCTGAGTGCTTATATGCTGCGTATGTTTTAAATCCTAAAAATGCGGAAACTATCTCATATATTGAACAAAGTTTTAATTCATGTTCCTGTATATGCCCTTCTTTTTTCAATTGCCATGCAAGTAAAGTTAATTCGTATTTATTTTCTATATCGTTGTCCACGCCAACCCCCATTTGCTTTAATAGGCCACCCCTTTGCCCAAGATGGCATTGTACTCATAATCAATTCGAATTCTTCGATTGACCCCCATCCTTTCGGAATTTCGCAAACAATTTCATCATGCACATGTAAAACTACGGGATAGCCACGCTCTTCGAGATTAACAATCGCATGCGCTAATATATCTCTAGCAGTTGCTTGAACCACATTCTCTGTTAATTTACCGCCATACGTCGTTAATCTAATCCAACCGGGGGCACCGTATTTCTGATTAGAATTCCATCCTTCAAAAGAGAGCTGAAGCCCTTTCTTTGAATCAACATGTGGTTGTAAACGCGGCTTATGATAAGTGAGATATCGTCCAGATAATAGCCGACAATATAAAACATCAAGATGTACAACATAAGTAATTCCTCGGTATGAATATTCTTTTCCTGGATTTGCGATAGCAGAAACTGCAGCGCCTTCCAGACCATATAATTCGCTATTCCAATGTCTAAATTGACCGCCCCACATTTCAACGATTTTGGGACTTGCTTTACGCCAAGCTAAAATATTTTTCTTAATTTCTTCTTCACTAAAAAATTCATCAGCACCGAATTGTTTCCATGCTCCCGTCCAGCCTTGATAACCCGAAGCTAGTTCAGCAACTTTCCCAACTTTCTTTCGCGCGGGATGATGATTACCAGTTTCTTTTTTATGTTTTTCAAATTCTTCGAAAGGAATTCCGGTAATTTTAGACGCGGACATCTCATAAATTTTACCGTGGGTATTGAATACATCAAGTCGCCATTGCTCACCGGCGAGTGCTGCAAGTACTACCGCTTCAATGGCGCTATAGTCCGAGCAAATTAAATTTTTGTCTTTTTCAGCGATAAATAAACTGCGGAGGCAACCCGAGATAACCGCGATAGGATCATCCCAAAAGAATTCAACACAAGATAAGTCCCCCGGGGTTATGCTTTCAAACGCATCCTCGATGGCTCTTTCGTTCCATTCTTTTTTTCTAATTACTTTTTGAATAACAAAATAAGCATAATCTTTAACACCTAATTTTCCGCACCAGGAGCACACTCCGGTTTCTGCATCATAAGAAGTATATGATTTATTACATACATCACACAGAATTACTTCTGGTCCACTATTGGGTAGGTTCTGTGGTTGTGGACCTTGGCCAGAGGCACGACCGGTACGTGCGGTATGATACAGGAATAAATCGTGCAACCGACCGTCAGAGGTTACTTGGTTCTTCATTGCATAAAGTTTTTTTACCGACGAAGAACCAATTAGGGAACGTATTTGTAAGATTCGACGAACTTTTAAAACTTGTGGATCTATGGCTTCTTTGAGATTTTCTAAATATTTCGATACTGTTGATTCGGTTACGTCGGGTAAGAAAACTCCGCAATTTTCTACTGCCCATGTTTTTATTTTTTGTATTTCAGAAACTGAAGTAACATAACCATTTGTAATTTCAGATAATTCACGGGTATACCGATAGTGAGCTTGTTCAACGATAGCGATACAAGCATCAACCATTTCAAGATCTACTTTAACGCCGCGTAAATTAATAGCTTGATCGCATTGCCAAAATTTTAATTCATTGTCATTTAAATCGGGTATCTTGCTTGAGATTTCAGCTTCGACTTGAATATCTTTCAAATTGTATTCGTAAAGCGCTTGGGCTTCTTGTTTCTCTTGCCTACAAAATATACGCCTTCTTTCATCATTTTTCGTAGGGTTTCTAGGAATACTGAACTTGTCCAAAAGCTTCTTTCCACGAGGGTCTTTTGGATGACAGCCTAAAACTTTGGAACAAGCATCGAGCCCACCGGGCAAAGCGTGCGCTCGAGCCTTGGCCATGGCATCCCGAAGTTGTCCAAAGGGTAATGGGGGAAAACCATATTTCTTCTGGCAAATGTGCATCCACACCCATCGTTCAAATTGGCAATTCCAAGCTTCAATCAATTTACCATCCGCCAGATGTTGAAATAAGTCTTCAGGTAAATAATCAAAGCTTGGTAGCCATAGTCTAGGGCCTGAACCGTCTTTTAAATCGTATGCAAGCGATAATACCTCTGCGCTAGGGTGTTCTGTATACCGCGCAGCACCTGTGCAAAATAAGCCTTTATCATTAGCGCCAGGAAGTCCAATCCATTTATTTTCATAGGAATCCCATTCATAGCCCGCTTCACTATAAGTTTCAAAATCCATATCGGCTATGATCGTAGACTTTCCTAAACCCACCGGTAATTGAGTTCCAGCGGGCATATCATCCAATGATAAAGGCATCGGTATCATTTTAGGGCTCCATGTAACCATCGCGAATTAAGAGTTCATCAGTCCAATTACCCGTGGCTACAAACTGTTCATAGGTGTATGCACCTGCTTTGGCAGTCATGCGTCTTACGGGGACCGGAGTTATAGGAGCAGGCACTCCTATACCGGGTTGTGGGTTTAAAATACCAAGATGCGGCGTAATTGCTTGTATGGCCGGAGAAGGTGGAATATATGCTTGTGTTGCAGAAACTGCTTGCGCATTAGGTAATGGTGGTGTATATGGCTGAGACGGAGCGGCACTGGGCGGTTGGGCTACTTGTGGTGGGTTAGTCATACCCGCTTTAGGAGTAACACTAGCGCCCGTAGGTAATGCCTGTTGACCAAATCCTAAAGTCTTAGGATCTGGCCCAAATACAATACGATCACCGTAGGCCTGGAATGCTCGCCCT